TTACATGCTTTAATGCTTTAACAATTCCAGCTGCTGTGGAGGCTGCAGTTAGATTACCACTTGGGTTATCTTTACTGATTTGCTTATACTTGCTCTTCCATCCCTTAAATGGTAAGGGTTTGTTAGCAATGTTTATAATGAAAGTCTCTTTTGGATTTAAATTTCTGATAGAGGTAGACTTTCCTGTACCTGAATCAGCAATTACTAATACACTTTGTGCCATTACTTAATTGATTTTATTACGTTGATTAATTTTTTTAATGTTTCATTGATCTCATTTAGTGCTGCCACTTGTGGATCTTCAATTACCGGGGCCTTGTCAGGATCTGGTAGATTTGGATTTGCAAAGTCAACAATAGGTGTTCCTCTACTAGTAACATCATTGATAACTTTTAATTTACTTACAGGTATGATATGTCTTACAAAGCCTGAGCTAGACGTGATAAGTTCATACTCATCTTTCCAATGAGCATTATACTTATGTAGATACAAAGTTCTTTTTGGATCTTCACTATCATAATCTATACTAACAAACTCAGTGTATATATCTTCTGCTTTCTCTAGTTCACTAGGAAAGAATGATACATGTAATTCATCTTTACCTGATGGTCTATACGCCATCTTTGGTATATATAAAGCATTTATATTACCTTCTGTTTGAAAGTAATCTTCATGCTCTTCTCTTAATTTTGCAACTTTTTTCTTGCGTTGGTCTGGTGTTAATCCCATCTTATTATTATTTATATTCTTTGTGCTTATCATCTTCTTTCTTGTTGATTTGGTGTAGGCATCTCTTCTATCTCCATTTGTTCAAACTTTGCTTTGAAGAAACTCATTCTAGCATCACCATTTCTTGCCTTGAGAAAGTGTAGCACTAACGTTCTATCATTCTCTATTATATATCTATCAGGACCATAGTACCTAATCTTTTGCTTAGCAGGCCTGTTGATACCTATTAAAGTATCTGCATGCTGTAGCATAGCATCAGAGCCAAATATATCTGATTCAAGTATATAATTACCATACTTACCATCTATTGCTCTGTCTGGGTTATCTATGTTTCTGTTTAATTGTGATATAACAACAAACAAACATGGATATTCCCTTTTAGTTTGTGTAAAGAACTCACCTAATTCAAATAACATATCTAATGTGCTATTCTGATACGGTGCTCTCTTTACTAACATTGTATGATCCAATGTAATTACAGTTGGTATTCCTTTATGTGCATTCATATATGCATCTACCTGTTCTCTCATTTGATTAACAGTCATAGGTCTACTTACTATATCAACTGGATATTTAACTCTTTCTTTTGCATACAGATGACATTTGTTTAATACATCTGAGTTAAGTTTACTACCAGCACTACATAGTTCTTTATATGTTTTACCGGTTATAGATGAGAACTCTCTAATTGCTGAGGTCCTACCTACCATTTCAAATTGAAATTCTAATACCCTAAACTTATCTTTAGGATTTAATATAAATGATTCTCTAACTATCTGATCTTTAATCAGTGTTTTACCTGAGCCAGGTCTACCACCTATAACAGTTAATGTGTTCCATTCTAATCCATCTGTAGTTGCATCATTAAACTTAGGCCAGGGTGTATATATAGATTTTTCTTCTCCGGTAGATCTTCTGTACATGTACTTTAAAGCTTCATTGAAGGCTGCATATTGCCCAACCCATGCTTCTGATGTTTTACTCATACTACGTTTTCTTTAAAATGTTCTTCTTCTGTGTCAACTCCATCACGGATCATGTCACAATAATCAGCTAATGTTGAGTGTTTGACTTTATGTTTATCTTGTTTGCTAATAAAATATTGACTGGTTTGCATATACATATACTCTTTGTCTCTATATTCATTAACATACATTTTTGTTGCATTTATTATATCTGACCACTCATAGTCATAGGTTTCAAAGAACCATCTAAATGCTTCATTCAAAGCTTTAACATTATTCCTTGCAGGTTTACCGCTTGGTAACTTCTTAGCAGGGAATATCTCTCTATAGCTATGGATATTATCTAAATGATCTTTACCCATTAACTGTATATCTGTTTTCTTTTTTGCTTTGATGAAATAATTATCCAATCTAGCTACAAATGATTTAGCTATAGGACTTAATTTATATTGACTCTCTTCCAATATCAAAAAACCTTTTTCAACAAGTATATCTTTATCTACTTTATTGACTTTGGGCAAGGAAACGCCTTGCTTCATCCCAAATAGGATCAGTGTTTGATTTGGTGTCAGGTTGTTCTTCAGTATCTTTTGGAACAGTTCCCACATATTTATCTAGTTTTTTTGTTATGTTTACAAAAGCTTCTTTACAAGCTTTATTCTTGGTAAACAATTGATTTTCTATTTGTCTTACACCATTTAATATGGTTGCATGAGTTCTATTTAAACTCTTTCCAATATAATTATAGCTATAACCTTCATTCTTAGCTAAGAAGGACATTGCTTGCATATATAATATAAACTGTCTTTTTCTACATTTACTTGATAAGCTTAATAAAGACTTAAACTCTGGATGATTTTCTACTAGTGCTTCCCAAGCCACTGCTTTAAAGACATGTATATCAGTCTTTTCACTAGTAGGTTTCATTGTAAATATATATAGATGTTGATTGTATTTTTTTAGAAACTTCTTCTTGAATCTTAATATTTCTAATTCAGGCGTAAGTGTTTGGTTATCAGCCATTTGTAATTGGTTTTATTTAGTTATAAAGATAATAAAAATTACCAAGTTATGCAATCTTTTCCTTGCTTTATTAGCTCTTCATTTGTTTTCTCAAATACGTCATTACTATCCCATCTTCCACCACTGTATGCAGCAGATGCTGGGTGTGAACACTTTAAGATTTTAGAGTTACCTAGATGTGTTGACCAGTCTTGTGACTTTTTACCCATTAATATAAAGATGGTGTTTGGACAACAACGGTTTAATCCTTCAAACAAATACTCTATAAAAGATTTCCAAAGGTGATAATGTGATCCTATCTTGTTTACTTCTACAGTTAAAGCTGTATTCAATAGTAATACACCTTGACTAGACCAACGTCTTAAATCACATTCTTCTGGTGTATACATAACTCTACCTGTATCAGTATAATCACCAATAGTTTTTTTTAGTATATATTGTAAAGACTTTTCTGCTTTACCTTTGTTACTACAACTAAATGCAATACCATCTGCTACTCCTAATTGTGGATATGGGTCCTGTCCCACTATAACTACCTTAAGTTTATCATAAGGACAATATTTAAATCCATTAAATATATCCTTGAACTTAGGTGTAAACCTTTTACCTGCATTAACTTCTTCTACTAGTTTATTTACTAAATAGTCAAAGTTTAAACCATTTATATATGGGCTTAGTACTGCATCCCATCCGCTTTCTTCTAAGCTTTTATTGGCATTTTCTCTTAACTTTGTTATGTCAATTGATATTTTTTCCATAAATTTATATTATATTTGTTTAATTAAAATTTTATTATGTCTGAAGTAAGAACTAAAACTATTGCATCTTATGAATATGATAAGACTATCAAGAATATTGAACTAAATCCTTCATATATTAATGGTCTTCAAAGAATAACTACTAAATATATTCTTAATTTACCTGAAAGTGACCAAGCAAATCTTTCTGAAGTATTTGTTAAGTTCCGTGAAATGCTTGAGTTTGATTATTCAGATGGTAAACAACCTAAAATTAAATTACAAGAGTGGGAATCAGATCTTTATTGCTTATTTTCTTTGACTCAGTATCTACAATCTTTAGCTGCTGATCAAGGTATTCAGAAGACTACAGAAGTAGAAATTAAACTGGATGATATTAAAGACATAACTGATGCTGCTAAATCAGGTGATATACCTGAAGAATTGGCTGCTAAGATAGCTGAACTAGCCAAGAAAGTACAATCATCTTAATTGCATACCACTAAAGTCTCCTATTTCCATAGCCGCTTGTATAGCTAGATTAAGTTCATCTTTATCACACTTTGCAAAAGACTTACAGTACTCTACATTATTTCTCATAAAGCATAAACCTGCTCTACGTTTAACTTGAAGTTTAACTTCCTCAAATGTATGAC